GGTAGTTAATTTAGGACAATTCGGGCCTCCAAGGGAGTCAATAATTGCGCCTATAGCTCGAGGTGCAGAACAGGGTATGGGTAGGTATCACGAAGCGCTTAGAGATGCAAAGACTAGGGAACACCAATCTGCTGAGGCGGATAAGTCTAGGGAGCATCAATCTAAAGAGAAGGCCTTGGATAGGCAGTCCAAAGAAAGGCAACATATAAATTCTATGAAACTTGAACTTGCTGAGTATGAAGATAAGAAGGATAAACAGTCTCGGGAATTTGTTATGGATGACCTTGTTAAATTTTCAGCACTTTATCATAGTAAGAGTGGACCTGAACAAGAGGCGCTTCTTGATTCGGATATAGGGAAATCAATTTCTTCTCAAGTTAAGAATTACTTACCCCAATGGTTTGATAAGGAAAAAGGAACACCTACCATCCTATCCGAAGACCAAGTACTTAAACATGGGATGGTTAAAACTAAAGAGGGAATATTGCAGAAGGTTGCTCAGCAAGGGATTGAATCCCTATCCGCTGGAGAAAAACAAGTACTCGAGTTACTACAAGATGAAAACTTAGCAGCTCAAGTTGCAACGATGATTGAAAGAGACCCTATGCTTATGAATGCAACCAAGGAAGAAAAACAAAAAGCATTTATAAGTTTGATGGCAACGGTAAAGAAAGGGACTCTACTTGGTGGAAGTGCTAATAAATTTAAAGATGCCGAAATGGATGTAGATAGTTATATATCACAAGCACTTAGGGGGAATTAATGAAATGGCATGATATAGTAGCTAGTGATAAATATAAACAGGCTGCTCCCGAGGAGAAGTCCAAGGTACGGAGTAAGTACTTTAATGACTTCATAAAAACTAGGGAAGATTTTCCTGAGGATAATCCTGACCTTGCCTCACGGATAGAGAATAAGTTTGTGTATGGGAGAGAAGAGGGGGAAGTTAAAGAGCCTGGACTTATGGATAAAGCGTGGGCTAAAGCTCCTGACCTTATGGAAGGGGTTAAAGACTTACCCAGAAAAGCTAGGTCATTAGTAGGCCCACCTGCTGATGACTCTCCTGAAGGTTCTTTGATAGCAACTAAAGATACATTAATGAGTGGGATAAAAAGAACTGCTAGGGATATAGATAAGAAGGTTACTGATGCAATGCCTACATTCGGGCCTAAAGCAGATATAACTCCCGCAGAAATAGAATGGAATAGGGAATTAAAGAAGCCCCTTGAGTCATATATAGAAACACATGAAGAGGGCAAAAGGGGTTATATTACTGAAAGGTTTACTGACCAAGCTGCATTCTTAACTCGTATAGATATGGATACAAAAAACCTTATTATAGATGCATATGGAAAAGAAACTTTAATGGAAATGGCGGATGCACAAAAGAAATTAAATGCTTTTATGGTACGTGCTCCTAGGATAGCAATGGCTGTAGCTTCTCCAATAAAGGCATTATTATGGGAAGGGCTTGTTCAAGTTAAGAATGTAATTGTTTCTAAAGTTAAAGGTGAGGAGTATGATGCTCTTGTTAGTAGGTTTCTAACAGAACTATTACCTGAGGATACTAAACCTGGAGTTAAGGCTGTTTTTAGTATTGCAGAAATGGCTGGTGATATTGCATTAGTACATGGGATAGAATCGGCTGCTAAACAAGGACTACTTAATGATGCTTTAAATGTACAAGTTCCTATTTCTAAAAGTGCTATTAAAGAAGCAGCCAGAGGTACTACTATTGAGAAAGCTGCTAAAGCTTGGTTACAAACTAAGCAGGCGAAACTTGGGTCAGCACTTAAAAAATTAACGTATGATGCCCCTAAAATTACTGGTGCTGGTATGCATGACCAAACTAAAATTCCTGGTAAAGGAATGGGTGACCAATCCCAAGTTGCTTTTACTGAAAGACTTCACTTACCAGGTGTACAAAAAGTTTTACAGTTGCCTGAGAACTCCCCAGTGGGAGAGCAGGCCATGTATGAAAATTGGCTTAGGTTAGCTGAGGCGCAAAATACTAGACCATTACCAGTCACCTTAGACGTCCCACTCCATCCAGCAGAAGCGGGGCGAGAGGCGATGGCTGCGATAGAAAAGGCTCAAGGCCCTATCGACCTTGTTCTTCCGAGTAAGGCAGAGGTAGGGGGGAATACAATAACTGTAATATCCGAGGCATATCAAGAAAAGCTTAGTGGGGTTGCTAGTAGGTTCCCAAAGATATTAACTGGGGATAGGGAACTAGCTAATAGTAATCCAGATAGATATATGACCTTGGATGAAATGGGAAGGGGTGTTTTAGAAATACTTGGCGCGCCTGAGAAAATGATAAATGAAACTATATTTGAATTTAAAAAACCTAGAGAGATGCAGGGTCTTGGTGGTTATATAAATTACAATGCACATTATAGCGCTAAGACTTCTTCGTATTTTAGAGAAGCAGACAGGGAAGGAAAGAGAAGAGTGTTTGTTCCTTATGATGAAAATACAGCATTTAAAATAAAAATTGCCAAAGACCCAGTTCCAGTTGAGCTTAGGAAATCTTATGGTTATAGAAATACTAAGGGAGAATATTTTGTATCTAGAGGACTTGAAGGTACAATACCCAATCCCAGAACCCAAGCAAACCTTAAAGAAGTTTTAGTGCATGAAATTACACATGCATTAATAAAAGACCCAGAAACTGGAGTACAAGGTTCTTGGTTTATTAAGAGTGGTAACACTTGGAAGGCAGAACAAAATAATCAACACCCAGCTTTTTTCTATGATGAGGTTAAACAAAATATAAACAATGCCCTGTTCGAGAATATGAAAGAAGGCGGTTCTGTAAGTTCAAACTTTGAAGATACGAGTTCTCCTATAATTAAGTTTGTATCTCAACCAGATAGTGACCTTAATTTTACTCACCTTAAACCAGTATCGGGAGAACCAATCTCTGTTAGATTTAAGAATGAAGGTATGAAGGCAAGTGTATGGGTGGGGGATAATATATTAACTGGGGTTAAAGGTACTGTGCCTACTTCCATGCGTGGGGCTATTACATTTGATGATAAGTCTAAACATAAGACTAAGCAAGCATTAGTATTAGCATCTAAATTAATAAATGATTATGATTTAAATAATACTCCCATTGAACAGTTAAGAGCGCAATTACCTGACGTTGTTAAGAAGTTAAATGACCTTGGGTTTGATGTTGCATTATCTGACCATGGTCCGGGATATCATGCCCAAGAAGAAATGTTTGCTATGTCAAATGAGGATGAAATAAACGAGAATAATTTTTATAATAATAATTTCCCTGATGTTATTAGTGCAAGTAAGGAGTCTATAATAAAAAAAGGAGTTGACCTTGGGGTTAACGTAGGCGCGGAACTTAAATTATGGAAGGAAAAACTTGGACTCCTCACTAAGAAGATTGGTACTCCATTTATGGTTGGTATGAAGTATCCTAAATTCGCCCCAGTATATCAAGCAATCGGAAATAATATGGTTGATAAGAAGCATGAAGTTCAGCACGCAGCTTTAAAGATGCTTGACTTAAATAAGATAAATAAAATACCTGAGTATTCTAAAGTTAGAGTTACTGAATTACATAAGGTGGGTCAAAGTCCTACTGTTAAAGATTACTTCACCCCACAACAATTAATGGATGCAGGCATGAACCCGGCTGAGATTGAAGCGTATGGTAATATAACTCGCCTTATTAAATTTGGTACTAAGATGGAAATTGCTACCCAAAAAATACAAGCGGGAATTGGGGATATGAAACCTGAGGAACAAGAAGAAATGTCCAAACTTATTGAAAAGAGGGTTAAGGCACTTGGTGCTTATTTCCCAACGACTAGGGGTACTGGGAAGTACGCGGTATATGCCCCACCTGAGGAAGAGGGTGGTGTTCCTTATTTTAATAGATTCGAAACACAGAGCCAAGCTAATGATGCTGCAGCTAAGATTAAAGACGCTCGTACATATACTAAGCAGGATTTAATAGCCAAGGGTGTTTATACTAAGTTAACAGCCGCGGACTTAGAAAACCTTATTGCATCTGCTGAAATGGAGGATAGAGATTTAAAATCACCCGCCTTGGAAGCGCTTAGAAAAGAACTTGCATCCCGTGGTTTTAATAAGCATTACCTAAGAAGGAGGGGGGATGAAGGGTTTGAATGGACTTGGGATAATATGATAAAGAGTGCGAAGGAATATGCAACCGCAGCTTCTAATAGATATACTAGGGCACTTGGGTTAAGGGATGCTTATAAAGAATTTAAAGCAGTTGCTAATGAAATGAGCCCAGCACTTCGTGCATATACGCATGAGTTTATTAAAGCTATGGAGGATACTCATATAGTTGGCACACCCTGGTTAAGTAATGTAATATATCATTGGCGTCTTGCACTTAATTTTAATCACGCTCTCTGCGATTCCACTCAGCCAATTTTCACCATACTTCCAACCTTAGCTAAAACTTTTGGTGGAGTAGGCGCAGAGAAGGTACTTGGGGAATGTTATGCTTTATATGGAAGATATGCCCGTGAAAATTTAACTGGGAAAGCATCTGGCTTGTCAACTGAATTGAAAGGACTGCTTGGGAAATTAGACAGGCAGGGTAGGTTTGGTACGCATGTCCTTAATGAACTACTTTCTCAGACTAATAAGGGATTAAATAGTGTACAAGAAATTAGTACATTACCCCAGAAGCTTACGGAGTATCAGAATAGGGTTGTCGCTGCTATTGCTGGATATAAGGTGGCATTGCACAAGGGGCTTACGGATAAGGATATTATATTACAAGAAATGAAAACGATGATTGGATTTACCCAGTTTGAATATGGGCAACTTAATATGCCAGTTATAATTAAACAGTTTGGGGTGTTTTCTAATCCTGCTAAATCCATGTACCAATTCAAAACATACTCCTTCTCATACTTATCTACGGTACTTAGGAATTTAGATTTTTCTAGGGGCGCGACTGCAGGTTCAGCGATAAGACAGATTGGTACTTTGTTAGGGGGTGCTGGTATTAAGGGTATTCCATTTATGGCATTACTCGCCCTCGCTTACCAAAAGTTTGCTGGTAGGACATTAGACCACGATGTAAGAAGTAAAGCGGATGAGGCTGGAGTTCCTGAGATGGCTACGGATATTGCGTTGAAAGGATTACCAGCTGCGGCTGGGGTGGATATGAGTAGTTCAATGGGGCTTGGTGATATTATACCTACTTATGGAAGTATAATGGAAAGTATAGCAGGCTCCCCATATGGTTTCTTTAGGGATATGAAAACAGGAGCTGATAATTTAACTGAGGGTAATTTCCTACGTGCTGCAGAAAAATTAACACCAAGTGCTATTGACCACTTCTTTAAGGTTGTGAGAATGGTTAAGGAAGAAGGACTAAGAACCGCTGGAGGAGAACTTGTGCATAAGCCTAGTACTGCAAGTTTGGTAATAAGGGCAATTGGATTATCCCCACTTGAAGAAGCTAAGGCGTGGGATGCATGGAATGCTAAGAAGGTTATGGAGTCCTCAATTAAAGAGAAGACTTCATATTATACAAGTAAACTTTCTAAACAATTACATGATAGAGATATAGCTGGGTATGCTGCAACTTGGCGCGAGATTAATAATCATAATAAAGGGAAGCCAGCACACTCAATGATAGTAATAAACTCAACTTCTATTGCTAGTAATCTAGCACTTAGACAAGGTATAGATACTGGAGGTATAGCAAGACAAAGACCTGAGGCGAGTAGAATAGAACGTTTATTTGGAGTAAAGAAAAAGTAAAGGAGAGAAGGCGATGAGAGTATTTACATTTATAAGTAAGCAGGGGGATGGATTACCCCTAGCCCAGCGGGTAGTAAGTGAGGGGCATAGGGTGGTGTTTTATATTAATGATGAAGATTGCCGTAGTGTGGGGAGTGGTCTTGTTGAAAAGAGTAATGTCCATAGTGTACTTATAAATAAGAATGGGGAAATAGATAATGATGTCCTGGAAGAGGTACTACACCCACGCCCCGACTGTGTAGTTATGGACATGGTGGGTAAGGGGTATGGGAAGCTTGCTGATGAATTGAGGAAAAAGAATATACCAGTAATTGGAGGGTGCGCCTTCGCAGACCAGATTGAGCTTGACCGCATATATGGGAATAAGCTTATGAAGATGCATGGGATAAACACCCCTGAGGTGCATAAGTTTAATAATTTCCGTGAGGCGATAAAGTTCGTAGAGTCTAAGAATGCGCCCTTCGTATATAAACCCTGCGGTAACCAACCCACCACAACCACGTACGTTGCTCGCGAGGCCTCCGACCTAATAGGCATTCTTGAATTCTATGAGGGAGAACATGAAGAATTTGAGCTTCAGGAAAAGGTAGATGGTGTTGAGGTATCTACTGAGTTATGGTTCAACGGGGAGGAAGTTATTAATGTTAATCATACCATGGAAGAGAAGGCCCTTATGGAGGGGGGTGTTGGACCAAAGGCTGGTTGTATGGGAGATGTTGTTTGGAACGGGGATACTTCAAATAAACTTTATAAACAGGGGGTGGGGAAATTAGAAGCTTCATTACGTAAGATAAAGTACCGTGGCCCATTAGACCTCAACACTATCGTTAGTAAGGATAAGTTATATGGCTTGGAATTCACTTCTCGTTTTGGTTATAATGCCATATTTAGTTTACTCGAATTATACAAGGGGAGGATAAATGATTTGTTGTATGGAGTAGCGACTGGGGTTATTAAAACCATGCCAATGAGAGATGGCTGGGGATGTAGTATTACCATTGCCTTGCCCCCATATCCGCATGACATAGAACCTGATATGAGTAAAAATATACCCGTGCTTGGGGTTAATAAGCAGAATGAAAAACATATTTGGTTTTATGATGTGTATAAGAATAATGGTAACTTATGCGCCTCGGGGAATGGGGGAAGTATTGGGGCGATTACATCCCGTGGGGATACAATTAGGGAAGTACGAAGGCGCGTTTATCGTACCCTTGATAACTTAATTATCCCCGATGTAATGTACAGGAAAGACATTGGGCAGCGTGTGCCTAATGATTTCGCCTTGCTTAAAGAGTGGGGCTGGATAAAATAAGGAGGAAGGTTATGAGTAAAATAATTAGTTACTTGGTTAAAAATATGGCTCTTATACTTGGGGTAGTAGAAGCCATAATTAAAGCACTTGGTGGTATTGTATCCCTCACCCCAACTAAGAAAGATGATGCCATAGTTGAGATGATTGATAAGGGGTTCTCTGCAGTTAAGAAAGTTCTTTATACAGTTGCAGATAAGCTCGCGGGTAAGGAACCCACGGTGGGAAACTAATAAAAGCCCTTCCTTGGAAATGGAGGTTGGGCATATGGCTGTTCCAAAAGAGATGGTTTTTCAACTTCCTAATTAAACACCTTGAAGTTGGGAAATTTAGAACACCGAGTGGGGAGGAGTATACTGGATTCAGATTTAGATTTAGGTTTTAGTCCCGATACTTGGAGGGTACATACTTATACACGTGTGCCCTCCCTTCCACTTCATCCACTATCTCCCCACTCATGATAAGGGTTTCCAGGTGGGTGGCTATATCCTTAGAAGAAATAAACCTCCAACTCTTTCTTACCAAGTCAGAATGTTTAATACTCTTATGTGATTTAATTAAATTAAGTAAACGCTCAGTCTCCTGTCCTACTTCCTTAGCTACTACTGAAGCTACAATTCCACTCAAGTTTGCCTCATTCTCTTCTAGTAAAGCAAGCGCCTTCTTTATATGCACATGTGTTATAACCCTATTATTTGTTTCAGCAATACTTAATATTATAGCTACCTTGAACATAGTATCATGCTTCCTGCCAAAGTACCCATCAAGCTTGGAGTCCCTTATCCTCTTGTATTCACTCTCATACCACGCCCGAGAAACTTCCTTAGCTTGGGGAGTGAATTCCATAGGCCCTTTTACCTTCTCTCTTATTACATTGAGGTCATTAATTAAATCAACACGGAGGTCTTCATCTATGGAATTATCTTCTGGGAATAATATTGAACGGGATGGTTTATCTTGATATACAAATATTATCCTACTTGTAAAACCGCCCCCTACTGCATCGGGTGGTATTGCCATACGAAGCCAGTCTTGAGTGGAAGCAGCGAGTACGCTTAATGTAACATTGCGCAGAACCTCTTTCCCCCTCCCCCTCGTATGATATACCCACTCCGCTGGGCTATCGTAGAGGTCTGTAAGGGCTGGTATAATCCCACTCTTATTTGCATCCGCGCCCATGAATACAGATAACTCCGAGGCAGCTATAAGACCGGCTGAAGTGCCATCTTCCTTGTTCTCATTCAACGCTTGTATTAGTGCCTCAGTCGTTAATTTTTGTGCGAATATCATTGGCGGTTTTTCCAACCCTTTTAATACGTCCATCCCAATTTTCATAGACACGGACTTCCTACACCTCGCACTCCCTGCTACTAATATTACAAATAAGTTTGGGTATATTGTATACTTAATTCTAGGTAACCACACGTGTCTACCCACAGCCGCGCCTATCAAAGACAAAGCTACCCACTCGTGGAATGCGTGTGGACTCTCCTGCCCCTGTGTATACTCCATATATGTTTCAATCCATGACCCTCTACACTTCCTACTCATTATAACTTAACCTCCATCTTGTGTAAGTTAGCCCAGTTATCGCCAACTTTTATATCTATGGGGATTGTTAAATTCTCACCTTCAATTAGAACGGGGAACTCAAAGTAATGTTTTATAAATTTATATATATGCTCTGGGGGAGTACCCACTGGTACTTGGAGTACTATGGCATCGTGTACCTGCATAAGCATTTCCCACTCGGGTGGCATATTATCCCACGCCTTTATTATCCCAAGGTTAATTATATCTGAGACAGTAGACTGGGGTACATATGCAATAGCTTCCCTTACTAAGTCATCACTCCATCTATTAAAAAATGTTCGCGCCCTACCCATGGGTGTGCGTAATATCCTAGTCTTACGAAGTTGTTCTTCCACTTCCCTATGCCATAACTTTATTGAAGGGTACATCGCATAGTATTGATTAAGAAGTACTCGAGCTCGCTCTGTACTACTTCCGATATGCTTTGCGAAGGTGCGTTCTCCAATTCCATAATTAGCTGCATGGACAAGTGTCTTAGCAAGCTGGCGTTCATTATCAGTAACGTCCTTAATTTCTTTCTTGAATACCATAGCAGCGTTTCGCACATGTATATCTCCCTTGGAATCTTCAAAAAGAGCTTGTAGTCTCCTCTCTCTTGCAACATAGGCAACAACACGGGCCTCGGCTTGCGATAAATCAGCGTTAACAAGGAACTTACCTTCATCAGGGATAAATATACTGCGAATGGTCTCCCCCCTAGGGATGTTCTGTAAGTTAGTACCGCTTCCATATATGGATTCTCGACTACTAAGTCTCCCGGTTGTCGTTCCAGTAATAACATAACTGCACCTTATCCTTCCATCTTTATCGATAGGCGCGTTTATATAAGTGGATAATAATTTATTAACCTTCCTTATATCTAGAATTAAATCAAATACAGGACAACTATATTTCTTAGCTATCTCTATAATTGCGTTAGCATCTGCCGTCTTATTTCCAGTCTTTCTATTAACCTTTGGGGGAAATTTTAAATCCTCATATAAAAATTTTACCATCTGTTTTGGACTATTTGGATTGAGCTCATACCCCACCGCTTTACTTAGCCTTTCTTTCATAATATCTAACTCTTTCGTATATACCTTATTAAGTACATCCCTTTGTTTGGTATCTATTCTAACCCCACGCCTTTGTACTTCCATCAATGGTTTAATTATCTTGTTAGAATTATTTTCATAAAAGTCAAACGTGCCAAACTCTTTAAGCTCATCCCTTATTGTCATAGCACACTCGAAGGTGGCTACGGTATCAAGGCAGTTATAAGTCCAGAGGGTACTTGGGTCAGGGGTGTGGAACATACTTTTATAATAAGGGCGGTATGTAAATATGGAAGTGAGGAAGTCAAGTCCCTTCCTAAGTTCGGG